TTCTCCAGGTTCTTCGGGAGCTGCGCAAGATGATGATGTTGAGTTTGTGGCTAATTTAACAAAACGAGGATTTTCAAATGAACAGATAAATAATCTTTTAAATGCGCGACTGCTTAAAGGGTTTATGCCTTCAATGACCCAAGAACAGCAGTTAGAAAATACACGGCAAACCTTACAAATGGAAGCCGATCTTCAAGAAAGGCAGGCAGAGCGTCGTCAAAAATTTGGTGAAGAAAGTCTTAGGAAAGGGTTGTTGTATCAATCTTTAGCAAATATTGGACCTACCATTGCACAAGCAATGAATCCTGCATATTTAATGGAAGGAGCTAATCGTATTGCTGCTACGGCAAACGAAGCTTTTAGGTCGGTGCCTTCCATGAACGTTCAAGCACCTGGTTATAACATGGCCCAGTTTAAATATTTTTAAACTATGGCATTTAATACAGATGTCAGCTCATTTTGGAATCCTAGCTCTTCAGGATTCTCTTTCAATCCTTCAGACGTTTATTCGACTAAACTTAATTTATCATCAGGATCATCAGGAGGAGGCGGAAAAGGAATGTTTGAAGGATTTGCAGGAGCTGCTATAGGCGGCGTTACAGGTTTAGTTGGCGGACTTTTTGGCAATCGTCAACAGGCTAATATTGCTAATGCGCAACTTGCCGCGCAGGCAGATGCACTGAAGCAAGGTATCCTTTTCCAAAGGGATGCAGCCAAGGCCAATATGGGCTTGGGCATGTTTGGTCAAGTCTTCGGCTCTACCACGGCTCCTGATCTTGAGTTTGGCAGACAAGCTCTTGCGCGAGGCATGGAGCTAGGTAAATTTAAACCCAAAGAACTTGGCCTTGGAAGGGAACAAGCGCGTTGGCAAGCAGCGTTTGAAAATTCTGCAGACGCAAAAGAAGCATCCCGCAGAGAAAGGCTTGGTAGACTACAAGAAACAATTGCAGGATATCGTGCGGCACCAACGGGCATGTTTGGACGCATTGCACAAGCTCCTATTGAATCGTTAATGGTGTAATCATGGGAAGCAAGAAAGTTACTTATAATCCTCCAGTAATTCCAAAGGATGATACTTTTGCGAACTTTCTTAAGTACACGCAAGAGAAAGAAGCTGCCGCAGATGCACGCGCTGCTCAAGAACGGGCTGAAATCAAGGCTGCAGAAGATGCCCGCAAGGCGGCAGGTGCTTCTAGTTATTCAAGTCTTGCCAGTGGCCTTGAATCACAGCTCCGCAAGAACTTAATTAACTACACTGACGCCACTTCTCAGCTTCGTGATTATGCTGCTAAGTATGACCTGGCACCTCCCGAGCAAGACGTAGCTCGCTTTACCGATATCTACACAAAAGAACTTCTACCTGGTCGTCAACAAACCGGAATTACTTCTGCGTATGAAGAAATTTTAGGTCGACAAGCAACTGCCGAAGAGCAACAAAAAGCTACGGAACGTTTTAACCAAGGTTATTATTCTTCTGTTGAAGATCTTCGTAACACTCTTTACAAGGGTCAAGAATATCAAGAAAAGTTTAATCAAAGCTATCTTGATAATTACTACGACACAATGTTTGGCAAGCAAACAACTGATGCCGCAGGTAAAAAGACAGGCCAACGCACTTTCAAATTCTCTTCCAACCTTCTCCCAACTATGGCTGAAGGAACTCAAGGGCGTTCTGGTGTTGTTACGCCTAACTTTGGTGAATCTTTCACAGGTACTCCTGCTGAGATTGAAGAACAACAACAGAACATTCGCGACACGCGCCAGTATCTTTACAGCGCAGGTTTAACAAATCTTCAAGGTGAGATTGATAAAGAAACTCAGAAATTAAAAAATGAAGGCACTAAAGAAGTAGCACGGATTGGAGCCGCCGGTTCTCTGTATTCCAATCTTGTGGGCAGTTTTAGTTTTTAAACTAAGATTGCTATAATTACTTTAGTTATTAATTAACGACATGACGTATACCGCTCCCGCCGACGACTATTTTGATATTAATAAGTTCCAGCAACTTCTTGAGCGCCTGGAAGGCTCCAAAGGTCGTCAGCAACGTCAAAAGTCCCTGGAAGGTCGCCGTGACATCTACGCTCAGGGCCTTGCTTCGATGATGAGCAACTTCTGATTTAACACCTGAGCATAAATACCATGACTAATACCGCTCCTGCTGACGACTATTTCGATATCAATAAGTTCCAGCAACTTCTTGAGCGTCTGGAAGGCTCCAAAGGTCGTCAGCAACGTCAAAAGTCCCTGGAAGGTCGTCGTGACATTTATGCCCAAGGCCTTGCTGGTATGATGAGCAACTTCTGATTTTTTCTTGTAGTATTTATAAGCCATGACTAGCAGTGTTCCCGTAGGTCAAACCGATGTCGATGACTGGTTTGATTTAGACAAGTACCGCCAAGCTGCTGGCGTGGCTTACGAATTCTCTAAGAAAAAAATGGAGACTGCTGGTGAACAAGAACGTGAAACCATCGGAAAAGGAGCCCAAGAGCAACGAGCTTCCGGCGCCCAGGCCCAGCGTTTCTCCCAAGAAGATGAGGCCCGTGACTACGGTCAGGCCCAACGAGCTTATCGATATTGAAGTATTCGACACTTGGGTCGATAATTTAGACAGCTCAACCCAAGAGTCGTTCTGTAGTTTTGCTGCAGATAATTACTCTGTAATTGAAACGTTTTTATACGCCAGGTTCCTTGGCTACGAAGGAAGTATTGCAGCGTGTGACCTCTGGGTAAAAAAGAACTACAAGAAGCCTGATCATCGTAAAACACTTCTTTACGAAATTGACGAGATGCAAGAAGACATCCGTAAGTTACGTGAAGATGTTGAGAATGGAATTGTTAAGCGCGATGCAGGGGTGGCACGGATTGCATCCATGCAAAAAGAATTGCGCGGCACAATTGCACAGATTGAAACTTTTACGTCTGCCAGGGACCGCAAAGGCTTGTTAATGGCTGGTGCTGATAGAGCCATTCGTGAGTTGATGTTTATTTTCAAAGACGACCCAATTGAGATCCCCCTGGAAGAAGCAACCATGAGCGTATGGGCCCGCATGCAACTGGAAGAATAGTAGTTTTAAAATTAATACAACAAGCACAGTAATCATGGGCGCCGGACGATCTAATATGCGATTTGCAGGTGACGCAGCAAAGCGTCAACTTGAAAGCCGTGGTATTTCACCCAATAAAGTGAATGCGTTGCTGGCACGTTCTCGCGGCGGATTCGGCCCCCTTCCCAGAGGCGGCTTTAATCAATTAAGAACAGACCCTGGGATGCCCCCTAATCAAGACAAGACCGCTTTCCGTTAAACCTGTTTTAAACCGTAATGTCAAAAGGTAAAATGCCAGCCGAGCTTCTTGCTCACTTCAAAAAGAAAGAAGCCAAGAACGAAGATGGCTCCGAGATGAACGATAACGAAAAAAGGAAGGCGGCACTAGATAAAGCGCGTAAATATCAAGAACAGAAAAAGAAAAAGCCTGAAGAAAAATAAGTTAGTATTCAGTAACGTTCTGAATAACAACTGTGCCTTCTTATCAGCACCTTGCGTATCGACGCAATGCCCGTGCGGCGGCACGTAATCAAATTCTTAAACAACCTAAAAATCTTGCGGACCTCCAACGGGCCCGAGAAGATTTTGGTTTCTTTTGTGAGTTTGTTGCTGATAAACCTCCGGCTAAACATCACCAGGAATGGAATCGTCACTTTGTTACAGGTGAAGACAGTACCTGTTTAATTAAGATCGCTGGTCCCAACATTGACCTGTTGGCTCCCCGTGGATCTGCTAAAAGTACAGTCCTTGGTCTGTTAACTGCCTGGGCCATTGGTGTACATACCGAAGCCAAACTGCCCTTACAGATTCTGTACTTGTCTTATACGGTTGATATTGCACGATCTAAATCAGCAACAATCAAACGAATTATCGAAAGTAAACGATATCAAGAAGTCTTTCCAACGGTACGTCTTTTAAAAAACGTAACCAGCAATGAGTATTGGTCTATTGATCATAAGTTTGCTGGTATCGATGTCACCGGTGATGAACAATTCACTCTTTGCGCGGCAGGCCTGAAGGGTTCCGTGACCTCAAAGCGTTCTCACCTCGTCATGATTGACGACGCTATTAAATCAGCCGCAGACATCGCTAACCCTGACATCAGAAAAATGATGCAGGACAACTGGAACGCGGTGATTGCACCCACCATGTTTGAAGGAGCCAGGGCTATCTGTCTTGGTACCCGCTTTAGACATGATGACATTCATGCAACAACTTTCAATGAACAAAACAATTGGATGCAGATTATCCTTTCTGCAATCATCAATGATCCTGTTACAGGTGAAGAAGAGTCCTATTGGCCAGACATGTGGTCACTTGAGTACTTAAAAGAAAAAAAGAGACAAGCACCGATTGCTTTCTCTTTCCAGTACATGAATCAAATCATCAGGCAAAACGAACTTTCGCTTGCGCCTGAACTTATTGTTAAAGCGGAAATATCTACTGAATTTGATACGTTAGGAATTGGTGTTGACCTATCAGCAGGCGTTAAAGAAAAGAATGATTACACCGTAATGATCCTTGGTGGTCGCATTGAAGACCGTATTCACATTATTGATTACAGGCGAATTCGCGTCATGGGTAACCTTGAAAAACTTGACGCAATGAAAGAGCTTCTCAATGATTGGTCAATCTTGGGTAAAGACGACAACGGCAATTATTTTCCGACCTACTCTACTTGTGACATTTGGTCTGAAGCTGTTCAATATCAGGCTTCCCTGGAAGCAGACTTTAAACGTGTCTGTTTAAATGATGAAGGACTGTATAACTTAATTTGGCACCCAGTTAAAGGATTTAGGGCCGACAAACTTGCACGTTTTAGGGGCATCATGGGTATGTTTGAAGATCGAAAAATTATCTTTAATCGATATCGTAATTTCACAAACTTGTTTGAAGAATTAACCAACTTTGGCGTTAGCGGTCACGACGATTGTGTTGATGCTCTTGTTTGGTTGGTTACTGGTTTAGCTCGTAAAGGGCAACTCCATCTTGATTATTAAAGCTTAAAATAAGAAAAAAGCATTTTACAAGTGGGCTCTGAATTTTTAGCCCTGTTACTAACAGCAAGTATCTCCGCAATTAGCGGCGGTAGTTGGGTTGCTAGCAGGATTTTAAACCGATCACACGAACGTGTACAACAAGTACACACACTGTTAAACGCACAAGAAAACAGGCTTGACACCTTGGAAAACCAATTAAATCGCTTACCGCTTGAGTACGTATTAAAGGTTGATTTCTTGAGAGAAATTAAAGAAATGCATGACAATTTTAAGCAGATCAATAATAAGCTTGATAAGCTAATGGAAAAGATTTTGAGCAAATGAGCGATTACGTTTTAGAAGTTCAGGAAGACGATGACGGAGAAGCGTTCATTGTTTTACCAGATGAACTGATAGAGCACCTTGGCTGGCAAGAAGGAGATATCCTTGATTGGGACGTAAAAGGAGAAAAGATTTTCCTTAGTAAACTAAACGATCCTTCTGGTTATCAAGTAATAGAAGAGTAAAATAAAAATAAGCAATCTTCAGTTATATGTTTTATACAGGGCAGCGGGTAACAGGTGGGCTTCCCACGGGACTTGGAAACGAAGGTGGCCTGACCGCTGGCAGCCCTGGTTATTTTCCTACGGATCGGGAAATACAGGATCGGCTGTATCGCTATGGGATGGACAACACCCCTGCCGGTCGCAACATGAAAGAGCGTATTGAACAACTGCAAAAAACTTTTCCAGCCAACCTAAGGTCTGCTTCGGTACCAGGCGGCATGCCCGCCATGGGCAATGCAGGATTCTTTTACGGACCCCAGGCAGGTCAAGTTTCTCCTGAAGTACCAGTAGGTTTTCAGAACAAATACGTTTCTTAAATCCTCTGCTAAACTGACAACAACAAGAGTAGGCAAATAGTTAATGGCTGTTGACGCTAAGGCCAGACTTAAGGAAATTATTGATTCGTATCTTGAAAAAGATGGCGGAACAATGATTGACACAGGCGTCGTGGCAGCCCACCTCGCCCAGATGCGTTTATTTGGCATCCGCCAAGGCGTTGAGTTTTTTCCCGCTCAAGACAACTTTGGAAACCAAAGGAAAGACTTTATTGATCGCGTTGTCAAATACAACCAACTTGATACCCGCTTAGATTCCATCTGGGACTATTTCCTTTGTGATGGCCAAGGGCTTTTTTACATTCGTCCAACTCAGGCCAACTATCGTCTTTATTACTTCCGTCAGCACGAATATCGCACCTATTACAACATTGATGGCGAGCTTGATGAAGTTGTAATCATCTACAGCTACAAAGTTCGCAAAGGTCTTGGGTTCCAGCAAGACATTGAAGCTGGTAACTTAACAGGTCAAGCTGGTATGGGCCAGCAAGGAACCAAGCGTTACATCCGTCTTTCCATCAAACGCAAGACGATTGAGGAAACCCACTCCGAAGGTGAAATCTCGTTTGATACACAGTACCAAGCAATTCCAGGCAAAACTAAAACGTTTAAAAACACGCTTGGTTTTATTCCTTGCGTTGAAATCTTTAACAACCCCAAAGGTTTTTCTACTGAGGGTGTCGGAGAGTTTGACGCCTTGGCAAACCATATCTGCACGCATGACGACATGGTTCGCACCATGCGTAAAAACGTTCAGTTCTTTGGTAACCCAACACTTCTTTCTTCTCGTCCCAAGACGGACTTGATGGAGTCTGGAACTGAAACCACAGTTCAGCGTCCGTCTATTGCAGCAAACTCAGGGTTCACCAGCATGAACCCACTGAGTCGTTCCACCTTTAAGTCGGATCCTATTAGCCGTGGCGTAGATGGTCAGATTCGCGTCCCACGAGTCATCGCTAACCTGGAGCCAAACGACCGTGTTGGCTACATTGTTCCTGATGCCATCACTGGGGACCAAAACTCGTTTGCTCGCCAGTATCGCGAAGAAATCCGTACCGCTCTTGGTGGCGTAGATGAACTGTCAATTTCGGCAGGCGTTACCGCAACTGAGTACAAGTCACTGTTTGGACGGGTATCTGCCACATCAAAGAAAAAAGCAATTGCCATTTATACGTACGGCATCTCACGTTGTCTTGAATTAATTATTTATCAAGAAGAGCGTTTGTTCCGCGAAACGCTTGCTGCAGCAGCAGGAATTGAAAAGCCCCTGGAGCTTCCTGAAACTGCTTCACAAGAAGAAATTAGGATGTATGAAGATGCGATGAATATGTTTGAAGATCAAGTGAAGCAATTAATGATTGCTTCTTTGAAGACTCAACAGGTTCCTCCTGGTGTTTTAGGTTTAATCCCTGATGGAGATGTAACCGTTTTATGGCGTTGGATGGGACCTGTTTATGAAGATTCCACGCAAGACATCTTAAACAATTCTATTGTTGTAAGGAACCTTCAGGAATTAGGTGTTGATAGCATTGAAGCACTGAAATACCTCTTCCCGTCAAAAACGGATGAGGAAAGAGCCGAGATGTTATCTGGGTTCCCCTTCAGGATGGTGAATGAACTACAGAGTGCTTACTCTCAATTCGCTCGCCTCGTGGGTGGCATGATGCAGACCCCCCACCCGCAATCACCGGACTTACCGATGGCTGCGGATCCGAGATTGGATTTAACACCCTATCTGTATCGAACTTTAGAAGCTCTACAAAAGGAGATGAGTTATGCAGGACGCTACCGTCCAATCGATCCCACAGACGAGCCAAGCACCAGTGGCCGTAGCCCCCAGCAGCTACGTGGTGCCAGCACAGGCGCCCAGCAGCTACCAAGCTCCGGCACCCCAGGCTTATCAGGTGGGTACGAGTTACCCCCAAGCGGTACCTCAGGCAGCCCCCAGCTACCAATCAGCCCCTACTCAGTACGCCCCCCAATCCCAACCGGCGGCGGACTCGACGGGCAACCCATGGGAATCGGCGTTCAACAAGGTGGTGAACCTGCTGAGCGCACCAGTCCAATCCCCGTTCCAGGGTCAACCCTCAGTCAGTCCGACACAGTTTACCCCGGCGAACTACGGTCTGGGCAGCAACCAAGCTACGCAACAATCGGCAGCGCCGACCTCGTATCCCAGCCAGGACTACTCGCCCAACTCTTCCCAAACCTCCTCGGGTCCCTCCTTGGAGGCAATCGCGGATTACCTGGGCCTGAGCAACGAAAGCCGTCAGGTGATCGACGCGTTCGGGGTGGAAGCTCCCGCCGTCCTAAATAACTATGCCCTCCAACTGGAGAGCATGCTGGACAGTGCCGTTGCCTGGGGTAATCAAGCCGCATCCGTAATCAATGGCTATGCCAACTTTGCGGTCAATGAGCACCAGGAGAACCTGGCTTATAACGAGATTCTGACCAACCCTGACGTTCTTAGCGATTACACGCTGAAGTTCTTCGGTCCCGAAGGTCCCTATCCCGTGTACGAAAGCGAAGAGCAACTGGAAACCCGTGGCTATCCCACTGGTTCTATTGAGCCCCAAATGGGTCAGTTCCCTGCTCCCCCCGCTTCTGCTGCTCCTCAGCAGCCTGAAAACTTCTGGGGCAGTTTCAACGAGCTGATGGCCCGTGATCCCCAGAACGCCTGGCGTGTGCTTAACCAAGCCCAGCCCCAAACCGTTGCTAACAAACTGTTTGTGATGGAGTGAGCCAGTGATGAAACTTGCTGGTAAATACGCAAATGTAATCAGCAGGAATCCGGTAGCTTCTGCAGTGGCTGGCGGCCTTGGTGCCGCTGGCCTTGCTTCTTTAGGAAACGTAGTTTCTGGTGAAGCTGTTGAAGAAGGACCTGCAAGATTAGGGATGGAGGCCTTGGGTGCTGGCGCATTAGGCGCTGCTCTAGGTACTCAGATCCCAGGCTTACGCGGAAGGGCGGCAACCATGATGAGAAACATTGGAGCCGTCAGTCTCGATAACCCTGGTGCAGTCGCTAGACGTGCACAAATGTCACCAAGCCAAATTCAAACTTCTGAGTTTAGTCGTGACATTTTAAATAACGCCGTTCGGATGGGTGAAGATCCCGCCAAATTAAGGAGCGACCTTAAAACCTCAGCACGTCGCGTACAGACAGGCATTAACACTGCCGGTATCCCCTTGGCGTTAACAGCCGCTGGTGGACTTGGCGGCATGCTTGGTGGTGGCGTTGGAAATGTTGGGCAATTAGTTGGCATTCCTGGTTTACAGCAAGGCATGCCGGTTGATCCTGAATCCTACGGCTCCAGCAACTCGGCTGGGGCACGCTATAAAACGCCTACTACGCAGTATGTGTAATTAAATAAATTACCAACTGCTAAAATTTGTGTTAGATAAGACATATAAATGTCTGAATCTTTCACCCGATAAAAAACACTTCCTGAGATACTGGAGGATAAAACAAAGTGTTCATTGATAACGACTTTCCAAAGATTTTAGGCGCGGAACTTTACCGTCCTCACCCCGCCTACATTGCTGAGATGGCGGTTGAGCCCGTGGTGGTTCATGACTTTACCCGTCAGCCCGGTCAAACCGTTCAGCTTGATCGCTACAAGTTCTGGGGAACCCCTGGTACTAAGGACAGCCGTGAGCGCATTGCCGACCAAACGATCGGTACCGCTAACAGCCGTAACATCACCAAGGAGAAAGTCCTGGTGGTGCTTAAGGAGTACACCGGTCCTGCGGACCCGGGTGATCCGACCCAGCCCAGCACCTTCAAGATTGCTCGCGAAACTCTGATTACCGCTCAGCGTCTTCTGCTGGACACCGGTAACCTCAACATGTTCCACCAGTCCATCGGTAGCCTGACGCTGCTTGATGACTATCGCCGGTGGCGTGACCGTGTCTTCATTGACGAACTGGCCAAAGCCGAAGCCAATGGTGCCGCTAGCACCACCCAAGGTGGCTACTACTTCGCTGGTAACAAAACCAAAGATTCCCAGGGCCGCGTTTCGTACACCACTGGTGAGTATGCAGCTCAAGTTCAACAGTTCCAGGTGCGTACCGACCTGCTGACCGTTGTTAAGGACCTGCGTAAGCGCAACGTGCCGACCTATTCCGATGGTCTGTATCGTTGCATCTGCGATCCCACCTTCATGATGCACCTGCGTCGTGATCCTGACTTCCGTGAGATCGCTCGTTACGCTGGTAACCCTGGTCAAGGCATGTACATGGGCAACCCCATGATGCCCAACAACGCCAGCTTCTACATGGGTCCCCAAGCTGGTCAGGGCTATTTCCTGGCTGGTGAGCCCGTGATGCCTACCGGCGTCCAGTTTGAAGGCGTTAAGTTCTTCGAGTCGACCAACTTCCCGACCAAGAACGTTAATGCTTCTTTCAACGCTTCTACCTACTCTTCTCAAGAAGTTGCCCAAGGTTACTTCTTTGGTCCTCAGGCCATTGGTGTTGGTATCGGCGGTCCGAACGCTCAAGTCCTCATTAACAATAACGATGACTTCAGCCGTTTCATCATCCTCATCTGGCAACTGTACGCTGGCTTCGAGATCCTGAACAAGGACTTCGTGACCACCGCCTTCAGCTTTGTCGCTGATGATGGCGATATCTGATTTTAAATAAAAACGGAGAAATAAATGACTTATCTGTCTTCTAAGAAAATCTACCCCGGCAACTGGGCAGAGCCTCTGAACGGTTGGTACAAGAATATTGATACCGACTCCAGCGGCGCCAATGATGGTTCCAAGGGCGGCCCCACTTCGGTGCTGGCCACCCCTGGTTACCGCTACTTCCAACAGCGTGGTTACGTCCCTGTGACCTGGGCCTCTGGTGAGCAAACCACCAAGGGTCAGACCATGAGCGTGATCGTTCCTTCCCCTTACCGGAACGACGACACCCGTACCGATATCACCGGCATGGTTGTGAGTGGCAACACCACTACCCCCATTTACGTGTATCGCGCTGCCATCTCGGTTGCCTCTGGCTGGGGCGACGGTCGCGTTGCCTCCGGTGTGTATGCCTCCACGGGTAACACCATCACCTTTGCAACCGGCCTGGTTTCCAACTCGGGCGTGGGCGAAGCTGTTGCTCAAGCCAACCTGACTTCCACCGTTTCCGGTGGCGTGGACCTCATCTACTTCGCTGGTGGTTCCCAGGGTCTGAGCGCTGCTCCCTTCCTGACCGCCACTGGTGCTGCTGGTGTTGCCGCTAACAACATCTACAAGACCCTCACTGGCGCTGCTACCTACAGCGTGCTGTCCCGCGATACCGTCACTGGTACCGCTGCCTCTGGTGGTGTGTTCATCTCTGATGCTGACGTTGCCGCAGGCCGCACCGGTTACCTGGTTGTGGAAGTGTGCTACATCCAGCCTGATGTTGCCCCTGGCTACGAGGACATCGACGGCTATCTGCTTGGTCGCACTGTTAGCTGATTGAGGTAAACTAAGACCAGATAATCTCTGGTCTTAGCATGCTCCTTTATCAACACAAAAAAACTGGCGCACGCGTCAAAATTGTAAGCGAATGGGATAACGGCGATTGGTTCATGGTCGAAGATCAGGACGGTCGCCTTTATACCGCTTACAAAAACGAATTGACTCCTGATGAGCAAGCAACCAAAAAGGTTCAAACTCTCCAGGTAAAAGATAAAGCAGCAAAAGAAGAGCCTCGCACGTTTCCTCCTGAAACGCGCTTGAACATTAATACGGCAACTGCTCAAATGATTGCCGATCACATCAAGGGCATTGGTTTAAAAACCGCTCGTGAAGTGAAGGATTTACAGATGTCTCTGTCGGGTGAAAGATTCGCGAATCTAGAGCAGTTAAAACAAATCAAGAGGGTTGATTGGGAAGCTGTCATTGCAGCAGACCTAATCCGTGTTTGATACTCATCTCCTAAACGCCCCTGGGAAACCGGGGGTTTTTTAGTCTTAAAATTAAAAATAAAAAGAAATATGGCGGGCTTAATCCCACTAGGTTCAGTTATTGATCCAAGCAAAGATATTTTTGCCACAACGGGTGCCCACCTGGATGTACGCGTAATTCCCCAGTTCGGCGCACAGAAAGGGAAAAAAATTGACCCCAAATCAGCCAAGAGTCTGCTGCAAAATATTTTAGTTGGCCAAGACAGAAAACCCTTGGTCCAACAACAAGGTAATGATTGGAAATGGAATTTTCCACTCACTTCAGGCTTTGGTCCGCGCTCAGCTCCAACTGCGGGAGCATCTTCTTATCACGAAGGAATTGACGTTGGCTTAGGTGCTGGGACTCAACTGACATACAAAGGGTCAGGCTCTTTCCAGCCTAATAAGGGTTACGGGAGCTTGATGACCACAGACGCGCAGGGCCAGCCGTATGAGCTTAGGTTTCTGCATACGCAACCAGGGAAAGCAGCTTCTGTAGCAAGTACTGGTACCCAGGCACCACAAACAAGTGCTCAGGTAAATCCTGATGATTCGGCAAATAAACTTCTTCAGCTTTTGTTCGGAGAAAAAGAAAAACCTTCTTTGTCTCAACAGATTATTGGACAAGTTCTTGAGGCAAAGTTAGCTAACCGAGGGCAAAGTTTCCTGGGTAACTACACATCTTTGATGGGCGCTAATCCATACGAAGATCTTTTATTAGATCCGGCTAAGGCTGGAATCTACGGTTGATTATCTGCTTTTATAATTAAAAAATGAGGGAATTCAAAAGTGCATTTATCTGACTTTGATAAGAGTAGGGTCAGGTATCACCTGGGCTATTTCACTGTGTCGGTTCCTGCGGGTGACTACGCTCGCCTGGAAGAGGCAATGAATACAGTTCCGGATTCCTTTTTTTACGACAAGATTGTAATTCAACTTGGTCGTTGCGATACCGCTGAAAAGAAAACAGAAGTTGCAACTTCTCCTTCGACGCGCTTAGAAAGTATCGCTGGGGACGTTGATCGTACAATTAGATCAAGTAATGCCAAAGAGGCATTAAAAGTCTGGGACGAAATTTACCTATACGAAACCAATCGTCTGGCAAATATTCTTTACGTTCCCAACTACAAAGATCCATTCCAGGCTCGTTATAGGTACGAACGCTCTGGTGCAGAATTTATCCAGGCATTACCTGGACCTGCAGATACCGCAGTTGGATCCCGTCTTTATTTACATGAGGTTTGGCGCTAATGGCACAACAGCTTTCTCCCCTTGAGCAATTTTTAAGTAATAAACTTGCCAACGAATTTAGGTACGTCGGGAGCCAAATCGGTAAGGGAAATATTCCATATGGGGGTAAACCGCGTTTTTCTCCTGAACAGATGCGCGGTCTAACTGCTCCGGGGCTTGGTAACACGCCAATGCCGGGTTCTTCCGGCGCACCTCTTAATGGAATCCAAACTGGGAAGTATGGTCCGACTGACTGGAATCCAAGTGCAAACCCCCTTGCCGCGCCTCCAGCACCTTCTCTTCCTCCTGCAGAACGTGCTTATCAACAAGAAGCATCCCGTGTTGCTCAATTGACTGCACAAGATCCTGAACTTCAGCGTTACGAAAAAGCACGTAGCGCTGCCAAGACTCAAGAGGAGATGAACGCAGCCCGTGATATTGGGATGCAAATTTGGCAGCAAAAGTATGGCAATACGCCCATGGGACAGCCCGGCGGTGCGGTTGGTTCTTTTAATCCTCTGATGCAAAAGACCTTCGGTTATCAGGCGGGCATGTCTCCGAATCAGATTGCACAGACGATTACTAACCCTGCAGATATTCCGGTTGCCCCTGGTGAGGCTCCGTATCAAACAGGTGATTTTGGTACACGCGTGGGAGTTACCGGTTATGATCCGGTCAAGTATGGAATCACGCCTGAAATGATTGAGCAACTTAAAGCTCAGTCTCTGGCACAAGCTCGAAAATAACCAGTTGTTAAACTAGGTTTACTTGGCACCACACTTCGTGGGTAAGTCCACCTGCTGGATAACAGATCTTTTGATCTACGGAGGCCAGTGTTGTTGCTTTAAACCAATGATTCTTTGCCCTAATTTTCTTCGTCGCCTTGTTGCCAAACTTAGTGTGATTCTCGCACTTCAAGCAGTGTTTACTCCCGCACTCAGGGCCGCGTCAAATTGGGTAGGAGATTGAAGAACCTAAAGCCATGGCACCAGGACGCATCGGAACATTAAAGCCAGAAGACAGGCAAGCAGTCTTTTCTTCAGCAAAACGGCTTGGCCTAGATCCTTATGAGTTTGGTGCGCTTATTCACCAGGAATCTGGGTTCCGTCCGAATGTATACGGTGGAGCCGGTGGCAACTATTACGGATTAATTCAGTTTGGCGGTCCCGAACGCGCAAAGTATCTGGATAAATCCAAATTAGGTAAATACACAATTGCAGAACAGTTGCCTGCGGTTGAGCGATTTTTGCGTGATCGCGGTTTTCAACCTGGCAAAATGGGAATTGATCGTGCATACGCCACGATTCTTGGTGGTAATCCAAATGTTTCTTTAACTGCAAAAGATTCGTTTGGTACTTCCGTTGCCTCATCTATTCCCAAATTCAAATCGGGAGGCTCACTTTACAAAGCCGCCCAAACAACCTTGGGCGATCCATTAACCCAAAGTGCGCCTGCTCCTACTACTGCTCCTACTACAGCTCAACA